GGATGCCTGGAGCGAACCCGCCAACGAGTACAACGCCCCCGAGAACCCCGGCGAGCCCTCCGACAACATCGCGGACTACCTGCCCGCAGCCGAGGAAACAACCCCCGCGCCGGGCGAGGACTACACCATCACCACCCCCGAGGGCGCGGTCATCGCGGAAATCCACCACGGCGATATTACCGACGACGCCCCCGAGGCCGACGAACCCGCCGCCATCCGCTTCGACGTACCCGGCAAGAAGCGCGGCGCTCTGGCGCGGGCCATCGCCGACTACACCGGCGACGAGGCCCTTTACCTCAATCCTCCTTCATACGCCTACCAGATCGGAACGCTGGGCCTGGAGCGCGACGGCTCCCTCATCGGCGAACTCCCCGACGGCCTGCTGGAGGCCCTCGCGGAGCAGGGCTTCATCCCCGCCGAATAAGCGGCACAACAGAATAGCACGGCCCGGCATCGCGCCGGGCCGCTCCATTTGCGGGTGTAGTTTAAGAGTAGAACAGCCACCATCCCGGTGGCAAGTGCCGGTGCAAATCCGAGCCACCCGCTCCATTATTACGCGCAGTAAATCCGCAGCGCGTCGCGCAGGAAGTCTGTGCAGCCGGGGGCGAGCTTGTCGTAGTTGGCGCGGAACCGCTCGTCGGCCACGTACATCTCCCCCAGGCCCAGGTGGTACTCCCTACTGTAGCGGGGATAGAAAACGCACAGCCACTGCCGGTGCAGGTCGCAGGCTTTTTGCGCCAGCGCCCCGGCAGGGTCGCCGGTATCGAACGCGGCCTTCAGCGTTTCCTCCAACGCGAGACGCAGCCGCTCCCCCTCGTCATACTGTTCCCGCGTCAGGCCCCGGAGCTTCGCGTTGGAAGCGTCCACGGCCTCGTCGCCGTATTTCTCGCGGATTTCCGGCCCATAGGTTGCCTCGTTGTCCTCAACCAGCTTCCGCTTGAGGCCCGCGAATTTCTCTGTGTCGTTCATCGTAATTTCTCCCTCCATAGCTACCGCCATTATACATCATATCGCCCCATATTACAAGCCAAAGGAGAAAAATCATGCCCATCACCAAAACCTATGAGCTCGTCCCCATCGCCAAGCTCGTGCCCTACGCCCGCAATGCCCGCGAGCACAACGCGAAACAAGTCGCACAAATCCGGGCCAGCTTCCGGGAGTTCGGCACCCTCAACCCCTGCCTGGTGGACGAGGACTACACGCTCATCGCCGGGCACGGGCGGCTGCTCGCCGCGCAGGAGGAGGGCCTGGCCGAGCTCCCCTGCGTGGTTGTGCGCGGCCTGACCGAGGCCCAAAAGAAAGCCTACCGCCTGGCCGACAACAAAATCGCCGAGAACTCCGATTGGGAGGCCGGGATGCTCGGCCTGGAAATCGCCGACCTGCAAGGGCTGGGCGTCGATCCCGCGCTCATGGGCTTCGAGCCCGCCGAGCTCGCCGACCTGTTCCCCCCGGAGCACGACGAGGATCAATACGGCGAGGATTTTACCCTGGAGGATGGGGATAAAAAGCCCTTCCAGCAGATTTCGCTCACGCTGCATGACCGGCAGGCCGAGCTCCTGCTCGCCGCCATCGCCCACGTGTATGCCTGTGACGAGGTGCATGAAACCTTCGAGAACGAAAACAAAAACGGCAACGGAATTTATGAGGTGGTGAGGCAATGGGCCAATTCAGGAGGCAGGAATCAGGTGTTAGGAGTTAGGGGTGACGGCGATGGGCAGAGCGCGTGAGCTTACTCTAAAGGTGATTCCCGCCGCTGTCGCGACGCCTTTCGTCAAGCGCCATCACTACAGCGGCAAGGTGGTCAATAATAGCGTCCTGCATTTTGGGGTGTTCCTGGACGGGCGGCTCCATGGCGTTATGTCTTACGGGCCGAGCCTGGTTAAGGCACACATGCTGGGGCTCGTGGCGGGCACGGGCTGGAACGAATACCTGGAGCTCAACCGCATGGCCTTTGACAGCGCCCTCCCGCGCAATTCCGAGAGCCGGGCCATATCGCAGAGCATCTGGCTCTTGAAAAAACATGCGCCCCACGTCAAGTGGATCATCAGCTTCGCGGACGCCTGCTCCTGCGGCGACGGCGCGATCTACCGGGCGAGCAATTTTGTGCTCACCGGCATCAAGCCCAACGAGGCCCTGTGCCAGCTGCCGGACGGCTCGGTGATCCACAAGCTCACCCTGGAGGCCAACCCCAAGACGCCCCGCCCGGAGCTTGGCGGTCGCTCGTTCTTCGACGTGACGGGCGGGAAATTCGCGTGGAAGGCATACATGGCGGCTGCCGGGGGAACCCTGCTCCCTGGCTGGCAGCTGCGCTATATTTACTTCATCGACAAGACCGCGCGGGAGCGGCTAACCGTCCCGGAGATTCCCTTCTCGCGCATCGACGAGCTCGGCGCGGGGATGTACCGGGGCGAGAAAATCACTGTGGCAGAAAGAAAGGGGGCCTCGTGATGGGCCGCGCTATGGATATTTCCCTGCGGGTGATCCCCGCCAAGGTCGCCACGCCGTTCATGAAAGCGAACCATTATAGCGGCAAAGTTGTGAATAATAGCACCCTGCACTTCGGCGTGTTTCTTGACGGGCGCTTGCATGGCGTCATGAGCTACGGGCCGAGCCTAGACAAGTCAAAGATCATCGGTCTGGTCGCGGGCACCGGCTGGAATGAATTTCTCGAACTCAACCGCATGGCCTTCGACAGCGTCCTCCCCCGCAACAGCGAGAGCCGGGCGATTTCCCTGAGCCTCAAGCTCATTAAAAAACACGCCCCCCAGGTGAAGTGGGTGATCAGCTTCGCGGACGCCTGCTCCTGCGGCGACGGCACCATTTATCGCGCCGCCAACTTTGTGCTCACGGGCATCAAGGAAAATCTGAACCTGTGCGAACTGCCGGACGGCACCCGCGTCCACAAAATGACCCTCGCCAGCAACCCGACGTCACCACGCCGGGAGCTTGGGGGCCGCACCTTCTTCGACGTGACGGGCGGGAAGTACAACTTCACGGACTACGTAAAGGCGGCGGGCGGCACCATTTTGCCGGGCTTCCAGCTGCGCTATATGTACTTCATAGACCCGAAGGCGCGGGCGCGGCTGACCGTGCCCGTTATCCCGTTCTCGCGCATTGACGAGATGGGGGCCGGGATGTACCGGGGCGAAAAGGTCACGCGGGCCGAGCGGCACGTGGGCCGGGAGGACGGGGCGGCGTGAAAAATTTTTTAAGAATTTTACCTAAAAGGCTTGCATTTTTCGTGTGGTTTGGTAACATCCTGTCACATCAAACGAACGGAGGACACCACTATGACCAAGACCTACGCCAACCCACACCTCGCCGGGCTCGCCGCCCACTACGACGCCCACGGCTGGCAGCACTGCGACCGGGGCACCAAGGCCGCGCTCCGCGCCTACTGCCAGGCGACCGAGTACGGTTGGGATGCCCTCGCCGTGCGGGATATGCCCCGCACCGCCGACATGCCCGACTTCATGGACTGCCTCGCGGACGCGGGCCTCACCGAGTTCCTGCTCTGCGACAGGAGCAGCGGCCTCATGGACGCGCTGCACTACCTGCTGGCCGAGGGCTGGCAGGTGATCGGCTCCTACGACAGCATGGACGAAAAAAAGCCCCTGCTGGGCCTGCGGATGCGCAAGGCGCTCCGGCTGCGCTGGATCGGCGCAATTGAGGACAACTACCGCACCTACTACGAAGACGATGCCACGGGCGAGATTTACGCCCTCACGGATTACAAAGGCGTTCGGGGATGGAACACCACCGCCTGTAACGGCGGGGAGCCGGATATGCCCCTGGCCAACGGCCTGCGCATTGAGATCGTGGAGGACGGGCGCGTGATCAGCCGCGAGGTCATTTCCCGCGTGGATGACTGCTCCTCCATCGGCCTGCCGGAAAGCGAGGTGGTGGGCGCATGACAGCGGCAAAATTTTTGCTTGGTAAACTTTACTCCACCCATGGCGTGGCCGATACGCAAGGGCAGGAGCCGGGGTTCGTGATGCATGACTGGCATTCCCTCGAACGCTACAAGCGCGGCGATTGGGGCGACATGACCAAGGCCGACAAGGCCCGCAACGACGAGGCCGTTGCTGCCGGGGAGGACGGCGGGCGCATCTTCGCCGCCTATGAGCACCCCGACAACCCGGACTGGAAAATATGGATTATCACCGAAAGCGACCACAGCGCGACGACCATCCTATTCCCGGATGAGTATTGAAGGAGGAACCTATGAATTTTCCCTCGAAAGAAACCGTCGCGACGGTACGGACGCAATACCCCAGGGGGGTGCGGGTCGAAGTCGTGCGGATGGCAGACCCCCACACCCGCTTGCGCCCCGGCGACCGGGGCCGGGTGATGTACGTGGGCGGCACCGGCACGGTTCACATCGCCTGGGACTGCGGCTCCACCCTGGGCGCGGTGTACGGTGTGGACGCGATCCGCAGGCTGCCGGAACTGCAGGTGCAATGCCTGGAATGCGGCAACATTTTCAACGGTGTGCCGGAATTGGACGTGGTGGGCTGGTACTGCGCCTGCCCGGAATGCGGGAGCCACTTTGAAGTCGAGAAGGAGGGCAGTTGATGAACAGGATTGAAAGACTGACCCCGGAGGCCATGCGGCAGATTATCGAAACCCGGCAGCCGCACGGCCTGTTTTACAGGAGGGAGGCCCGCCGCTTGTACATCGGCGTCGATAACGACGATGGCGAGGCCTGGACGGAGGCCTTCCACACGAGGCGGCAATGCCTTCGCTGTAAGCGTCAAATAGCGATGCACTGAAGGGTGAAAAACCGCCGCTCGGTTAGGGCGGCGGGAGTTATGATGTGGCTGGACATAATTGTTTCACAATGTCATTCCACGGAAGGCAGTCCTGTGG